GTCCAGCAAGCGAACAAAGCCTGCATCGTTCTGCGCTGCGCTGTACGTGGACCGGATGCCGAAATCGTCGTGTAGAGTCGGCCTCATGTAAAACTCCTCGTCATCAGCTCACCAGGCTGTAAGGGCCGAAAGTAGCGCTTGACGACAAATCGCGAAGCGTTGCCGTCGCTGTGAAGCCGCCGCCTGACAGCGTCGCGCGAATGGCGATGGTGTCGCCGTTGGCAAAGGTCACGGTGTCGTTGGTGACAAAAGTCGTGAACGCACCGCCGTTCTTGGAATACTGAATGACACCCGCTGGCGGCGGCGTGACGCTCTCGAAACGGATCACGCCGCTACTGCCCGCCGGCACGGTCCATGTGCGTGTTGTGCTTGTGACTGTTGAAGCGCCCAGCGATGTCGCGCTGAGGCTGCCGCTCAGAGACATGCGCACGTTATCAAGCGCCGCCGCGAAAATTGCGCCGAGCATCAGGTTACACCGTGCAGCGTCCACTTGGACGAGCCGTGATAAACTGCGAGGGCGACGTTGTGAGCGAAGCTTGTGCCGGTCGCTGAATCCGTGTCGCGGATATACATTGTGTGTGCAGCGGGACGCGTGATGGTGCGCGCCGTGCCCGCCGGATCGATCAGCACCCAATCGCCGGTTGTCATGCCCGACGCAGGGAGAGTGACGCCGCCAGAGCATACAACGCGGCGGTTTCGGCTTGCGCTCGTAAGCGCGCCGGTTGTTTCACTAGATGCCAGTGTTGGCGAGGCAAGCGCGCCGGTTGTGAAATCAAGGCCACCTGTGACGTGCGCTGCGACAACGTTTCCGTTGTTGAAGTTGAAGACGCCGCCAGACGCTAAATAGAGGTCCGACCATGCTGCAGTTCCAGCACCTAGCGCTAAGCTGTCGTTGGTTGACGGGTAGAACGCCGATGCGTTGGGTTGAAGCACCATGCGAGACGCCATCGTCCCCGCTAGCGCCGCCCAGAACTCCAATCGCCCACCTTCTGCCCCCGCCGTTACGGAGGTTGCCAGGCAGTAAATTCGCGCCATCTCCGTCTGCGTGCCGGCAGAGTTAGAGAGATAATACGACATGTAAACGTTGTCGTTATCCGTGGGCGTGGCCCTATCGCCCTCAATGCGAAGCGCCCTTACTGATGCGTTGTCTGTGGTGTTTATAAACGTCCCGCTAGCCGTTGTATTCGCAGCGCCTTGACTCGCAGTAACGCTAGTCACGCTCGGCGTGAGCGTCAGGCTTACAGTATCCGCAGCTGTGAACTGTAGAAGCGGGCTGCCAGATGACCACGAAAGCGCAGCGACCGCGGTGAGGGTTGCATCCAACGGCTGCGCTGCGATCTGCCCGCTCTCTGGATTGAGCAGCAGGAAGCAGTCACCGCTTGCTTCGTACACCACGAAGTAAACGCCGCCAGCTACGATGTCACCGACCGCAAGCGCCGCCTGTGCTCCGCCCTTCTTGATCGTCTTGGCGCCAACGCCGTCAACGTTGAACGTTGGCGTGGTCGTCGTGTTGGAATAGCCAGCTTTGAAAACGAACCCCATGCCGGCGGCGTAAGCCGTGGAGATCGCGCCGGCTGCGTCTGACGTAAACGTCTGCGCATTGGCGCTGCCGCCGCTCGTCTTTGCGCCGAGGATCTGATTGGCGAACGCTTTGACGGCCGCCATTTCGGCGCGGGCGGAGTTGTTGAGGCTCGCGGGAGTTTGACCCTCCGCAAAGTTGATGTTGCTGTCAGCGCTCGCGTTGCTCGCAGCCGTAGTGGACCACGCTTTTTGTACGCCGACTGCCATCTAGTAATTTCCCCAAAGAAAAACCCCGCCGAAACGGGGTTGAAAGAAGAGGTTCATTCTTCGGGCCGACGCTTCGGCTTGAAGAGAATGAAATAGCCGATGATGAAGCCGAGCGGGATGCCTATCGCCGCCGCCACCATCCGCATTGTCGGAACGTCCATCACCGATCCTCCCTCGATGAGACGACACCCATGCCGCCCAAGCCGGAGAGATAAGCACCGCGCGTCCTTTCGAGTCGAGTCCGGTAGGCCCGGCGCTGCGCCTCGCGTTGCGCCCGCGAAAGCAGGCCGCGGCTCTCGCGTTGGAACTCACCTGCTGGCGTCAGATAGATGCGGCCCAGAACGTCCCGCTGGCGCTGGGCGCCGCGTTCGATGTTTTTGAGGATCGCACGGCGGAACGCCTGGCGCCCTACGGCTGTGAGGCCAAAGCCCAGCGCACCGCCCGTCAGCGCCCCCATCACTGGATCGTCTTGCGCGTTGGCCGCACCGAGGCCTGCGCCCGCAATTCCGGGGCTGAGCTGCATCAGCACGTTGCTTGTGATGCTGCCTTGCGAGGGACGAACGCGCTGGCCGAACTCGAACTTGCCGCTGATCTGGCGAAGCCGCGCAATCATCGGTTCGGCTTCCCGGCCATAGAGCGCACGCATCCGCGCTTGCGTGTTGTCGCCCAGGAGCGACATCGCCACGTTGCGGCGGCCGTCTCGGCCCGCTGCGCCGATCATGTTGGAAAGCGCGTCTTCTGCGCCTGCGACAAAGTACGGGCGCTCGGCTTCCGGCATCGCCAGCAAGTGACGGCGCAACGCTTCCGGCGTGGCAAAGCTTTGGCGCGTGAACGCTTGGCGGCCTTGCTCGATCGCACGGCGCGCGGCGCCGATGTCCGCCATCTGGCGACGCGCTGCATTGTAGCCGGGAATGATGCGTTCGATCCGGCCAAGCAATTGTTCGCGCGCGCCGGCAATGCTCGCATTCGTCATGTTGCGGATGCCCGGCTCTAGCCGGGTCGGGTCCGCAATCATGTCGTCCATCGCGACTTTTGTGTAATGCAGGCGATGTGTCAGGCTCTGCGCGGCATCAGGCGCAATCCGGCCCAGCGCCACGTCATCCGCGATCATGGCGCCAGCGCGTTCCCACGCTGCTTGTACAGCGCGGTGCTGCATCAGGGGCGATGCCTGAAGCTCGCGCGCCGCCGCCTGCGACTCCGCGCTGAGCTGTTGGCCCAGAACGGGCCGGTAAAGCTCTGGCCCTTGCGTGCGCCACGCTTGCTGCAATTCCTGCTCGAGCGCGTCACCAGAAGCGGGCGCGCGACCCAGCACGGCGCCCGTCACTTCGTCGGCTTGGTTGGCGGCGCGCTGCGTGAAGTAATCCTCTGCGCGCTGCCCGGTTTGGCCTGGAGCGCGCGCGAGTGCAGCAAGCCGGCCCTGCCCCGATTGGCCCATGACCTCGGCCACCGTCACCGTTGGGTCGGTGCGCGCCGCGTCCTGCATACGTGCGATCAGGTCCGCTTCGTCGCGCACGCCCAGATTTTGGTTCTGACGCGCCGTGGCCATGAGGTCCTGACGCGCCGTCTCAGCAATGCCCATGCGGCCAGGATTGGTTGGATAGCCAGTGACGCCCGAGAACCATCGCCGGCCCTGATTGACGAGAGCGGGTGCAGCTTCGCCAAGAATGGCCTGTGTACCGCCGCCAAACGCCGCGCCGAGGCCCGCGCCAGTCAGACCCATCTGCAAACGCTCTTCAGGCGTTTCACCCACGCCAGCGCCGCTGACGCCGCCCAGCGCCGCGCCGAGGCCAGCCGCTGAGCCAACACGACCAGCAACGCCTAGACCAACACGGCCAACCTTCGCCATGCCGAGGCCTGGTGCCAAATAACCGGTGATCTCACCAGCCGTTGTCGAAACGGGATGCACGCGGTTTGCTTCATCCAAATTCGACCGCGACTGCGCGACTTGGCGGTTATACGCCGTGTCGTAGTTGCCTCCGCTGAGCGCTGACATGGCGCCAGCGCCAACCCCCATCAGTTCATCACCCCAAGAGAGCGACAGGCTATCCCCCAGCCCGCGCATGAACGCCGTCCCGCGATCAATGCCGGCGATGCTGTTTAGTTCAGCGTCCGACATGCGCCGCACATCGCTTGGCCGTTGCTGGGCGCCACTCTGCCCTGCGAGGCGTCTCAGTTCTTGATCTGAGAGCCGGGTGGGATCGGTCATCGTCCAGTGTATCCGCCGGGTTGTTGACCATACGCCCCGCGCTGCCTGCGCTCGCGTTCACGGCGTGCGAGTTCAGCCCGCGCTTGCTCTGGCGTGATGCTCGCGCCTCCTGCCGGCGCTGGAGCGGCGCGCTGCTGGGCTGGAGCTTGTTGTGTTTGCTGTGGAAGCGGCGCGCTGCGGGTGACTTCTTGGAACTGCGGCGACTGCTGGAACGCCTGCTCGGCTCCGTTCAGCGTGCCGTATTGGCGCGCGTAGTCCTCATAGAAGTAGCGCCGGCCCTGCGCCAATTGTGACGCAGCTTGGTGGTAACGCATAATAGCTTGGTTCTGTGGGCCGGTGTTTTCCGTGCTGGGAACGCCCATCGCGTAGATGCGCTGCTCGTAGTCTGACGTGGCGCCACTGTCGGCCGGGCGCATGTAGGAGCGCATCTGCGCTGACGCCGCGCGCATCGCGGCGCGATTGGGATCCCAAAAGTTAGCCGGATTGTAGCGCGACAGTTCGCCAGTGCCGTTCGTCCCGTTGGCGCGCAGAAATTCCTCGCCCAGCATGTTGAGCGCCTGACCGCGCGCCGCGGACTCGCGCACCTGATCCATCAGCTGCGCGTCAGGCCCTCTGAGCGGGCGCTCAATGTTGGCGCGCGCAGCATCGATCTCCAGTGCCCGGGCGCGCATGCCCATCTCCTGGCTGAACTGCCGGTTCTGCATGTCAAGTTGCGCTTGCTGGTATGGGCTCAAAGGTTGCGTCGCGATGCCCCGCGCTTCTTGAGCCGCCGTGAACGCAGCCTCAGGATCAACGCTGGCGTCGGGATTATCCGACTGACGCCCCGCCCAATCCGTATAACGCTGACGCTGTTCATCGGCGCGCTGACGATCGGTGCGCATCCAGTCGAACTGCGTGTTCTGCAAGTTCTGCTGCGCCTTGGCCGCGCGTTCTTCGTTCGCCAAACGCTGCCGCTCGCGCTGGTCTTGCCCGTATCCGCGCAACGTGTCGGACACCACACCCCAATCGCCGCCGTTCTGTGACCCGGCCATGAGCGCCATGCCGATATTAAACAGCGGGCTTTCCATGCCCGATTGCAAACGGCTCATCCAGCCGCCCGGCGGCGTGCCTTGTCCTGGCGTCGCTTGCTTGTTCGGCGCCATCGCCACCGCCCCTTGCGGCAATTGCGGCGCTTGCGGCAACATCGACGGGTTCTGCCACTCAAAGCCCAGCTGCGGCGTTGCTCGCGGCTGCGTCAGTGCTGCGAGAGGCGACGCCTGCTGGAGCGCGAGAAAGCGAGAGAGGAGTGGCATTTGCGTTCCCTAGTAGCCGCCGGCTCCACCGAATGCGCCACGACTCTGCCGCATCGGCATAGTCTGCATGCGCATCTGCGGCGCCATCATCTGAGGCATCTGCGTGCCCGGTCCTTGGCCCTGCATCAGCGATTGCAGGTATTGTTGAAACTGCGGGTTGTTCGCGAACGCGCCTAGCATGCCTCCGCTTTGCGGTGCGCCCGGCCCAAAGCCCGGTGTGCGCGGATCCATTTGCGGCGTGAGCGGCGGACGACCGCCGCCCATCGGCTGCGGGAGAACCTGCGGGTTCATGGCTGCGGAAAGAAGGCCCATTAGCGGTGCATCCCGTTCAAGCGCATTTCCATCGCGCGACGGATGGCTTCTTCTTCCATCGCTCGCTGTTCGCGCTCACGGCGCAAGCGTGACGACTCCGAGCCAACGCTCAGCGCATATGGCACGATCGGCGTAGCGCCAGCCGGTCCCATCGCCATCGTAAGCGGGATAGAGGTCGCCGCCAGTGGCCCCATCATCGCGCCAGCGCGCGCACCGCCAATTGCGCCCTCGTTCGGATCGCCTCCAGCCGCTTGTTCGCTGTAGGCGCCCATCAAGCCACCGACGCCGCCGCCTAGTGCGCCCGTCACCATCAGGTAATTCATCAGCGCGTTCAGGTTCTCGCCCGTTTTGACCGCACTGCGGCTAGCGCCTCGTCCAGCGCGGGCCGCACCGCGCGCAACACTGCTCAACAGTCCCATCTTACAACGCTCCGTAATCAACCATCAGAACCCCTGATGGGTGCTTCACCACCGCATGCGGGGCGATCTCTTGAACTTCCTGCGCCATGACGCCGTGACGGCGCGGCTCGTTTGCGTCGTCCCACACGTAGTTGAAGTCGTACCAGCGATGGCCGCGCGGATCGGTGTAGGCGTAAGACACATCGCGCTTCACGCGCGCGTCGGAAGCCATAAACAAGCTGGCGATAGTTGATGCCGCGCCGAGCCCCTGCATCAGTCGGTTCGGCCCCGGCTGCGTGTTGGTCTGCGTTTGTGTCGAGCCCGAGAAATCCGGCAACCCGCTCATCATTTGCGAGTAGCGCGACAGATGATCCCACGGCGCGTTGGCATTGTAATTATACCGCGCCTGATCGGCGTTCATGTAGTTCTGCGCTTGGCCTTCGTACATGCCGCCAACGTCGAGCATCGATTGGCCGGGCATCATACCGTAGCTGTAGAGGCTGGGAAGCAATTCCTGCGCGCGCGCCGCGTCCTGATTGCCCTGGCTCCACATGCCGCCGGCAAGGTCGATGCCTTGTAGCGTGCGATTCATGCCCGAATCCCACAGCGCGCCTTGCGTCTGCTGCGCCTGCAAGCCGCGATTTCGCTCCGCTTCCGCAAGCGGCGTCATCATCTGATTGTAGAGACTGCCGATCTCGCGCGTCATCGCGCCCGAATGCGCGGCGTTGCCGCCATAGCGGCCCGCTTGCGCGAACTGCGCGTTGACCGCATTGCCGACATCGTTGGCCGCGTTCTGAAACAGACCCTGCGCATACTGATTGTTGCCGGTGCCGTATTGAGAGAGTCCGCTGATGGCTGGGTTATAGCCGAGCCCACCGCTCGCCGCGCCCATTGCCGCGCCCATTGCCGGGTTCCAGCCCGAGAGTGCGCGTTCGCTGGCATCGTTGGCGGCTTGCAAGTTCGGTGCGCCCTGCATGGCGTAGTTTTGCAGGTAGTCCAATCCGCTCTGTGTCTGCTGCGAGAACGGGACGACGGTCTGTCCGGGATAATAGCCGGGCGTGCCTTGGTTATAGAGCTCCCCACCCGCCTGCATGATGTTCGACCGCCACGCCTGCGTGACCGGATCGACTTCCGACACGTTGCGAACCGTCGAACTGGACGTTTGTCCGCTTGAGCCGCCCATTAGATTTCACGCTCCAAAGTCACAAACTGACCCGTCAGCTTCCAGTGCGGCAGGGCTTTGAGCCATCCCTTGCGCGCACGCGGAATACGCACCGCGACACAGCCAAAGCCGCGCGCGAAGTCGTCAAATTCTTCGTCAACCAAAGGCCAGTCGCTGGCGTGATCTCCAGACGCTAGCAGGCAATCCAGAACCCGCGAGCCATCCGCTCTAATCGTGATGCACGTCACCATAACGGCCTGCACCGCATCGCCGCGCACGATCGCCAGAATCGGCCAATGCTCCAGATTTTCCAGAATGGTTCGGAGCATGAACTCGCCGCGGCTTTCGTCGCAGGCTTTCGCCAGAAGCGGCTCAATTACCGGCCATGCTTGCTGCATGATGCCGGGCGCAATGTGCACGAGAAACGGCTTGGGAGCTTCGCGCTCTAGAACGTGCTCAGGGCTGTGCGTTTCCAAGATCCATTCCTGTAGATGTAAAGATAACTCCCATCGGCGCAGACCTCGCCCTCGTAGCCATCGGCGCTGCTGCTCGCGGGCGTCTTCTCCGGCAAGCGCGGCAGGTCTTCGAGAATGTCGATCGCGCTCTTGATGTCTTCGCGCTGCCAGTTCGGCGTCACCTTCGGCGACTTACGCGGAAGCGCACTCACAGGCGCTCTGCCAAGCGAACAAGATCATCGTCCGCTAGTTGACGTAGCCGGCTCGGCTCCATTCCAGCGGCCAACAATCGACGTTTCGCCGCATCCACAATTGCTGGTGACAGTCCTGCCGCCCGAGCCGCGCCCACGACCCCGCGCCCCACGCCCAGCACCCCGCCAGGGATTGCGCCAAGCAAAGCGCCGCCAACCATGCCATCCAACACATGCCCACCATCAATGGTGCCGGTGTTTTGAAAGTCGCCGTAAGCGTTTAGTCCGCCGCCAGCCAACGCTCCATACGCCATCCCGGCCCCGGCCGTATTGGCATAGTGCTTGCCAAAAGAACGCGCACCGCGCCCAATCCTGCTCAACAGTCCCATCACCTCACCCCTCTTGCCGAACCCGGCTTGAACTCCACGCCGCGCACATACGTCCATGACGCTGCCGCCGGAATCTGCACCTTCGCCGCGTGATAAAAACCATTGGCGCCGCGCTGTGGGCAGCGCCCGCTCGCCTGCTGGCTCACTTGCGAGCCAAAGCTGATCGCATCGCCTGGCCGCACCTTCGCAGCAGCAACCGCCGTTGCTTCCGTCGTGTCGGCCATGGGCTTGACCCATTCGATTGACGCGCGCTGGCCATCGAACAGCACCGCCGGCGACATCTCGAAGCTTGCAGCCACGTTGGCGCCGGCAAAGCTCGCCAGCTTGTGATCCGTGTTCACTGCGCCGAAGTAGAACGCGCCGCCCTGATAGTACGGATCATCAAAGCTGATGGAGTAGTCTGTATCAAGATTGCCGGTGAGATCGTCCAGCGACACGCCAAGCGCAATTGCCGGCGCCAACACTTCCAACTGGATCGGCGCCCACGTCGCTTTGCCTAGCTCGTAATTGTAGAACAGCACGTGGTCTGGCGTATCAGAGCCAGCCGCGCTTGAAGCATAGCCGCACGCAAACACCCGGTTCTTCGGATCAATCGCCGCCGACATAGCGTACCAGTAGTCGCGGGCGCTATCGTCCAGAAACCAGCGGTCGAACTTCTCCAAGCCAATCGGCTTTGGCTGGCTCTCGAAGTCCCACATGTACCAGCCGTCTTCGGCAAGGAAGAAACAGCGCTGCCCGTACTGGATAAGGCTGTTCGGCTCGATGCAGCCTATGTTCTCCACCAGCTTATCAATCTGCATGATCACGTCGCCGCCGACGAAATAGACGCGGCGAATGCACTTTTCTTGGAAGACGTAAAGCGCTGCACGCGTCGTGGCGAAGCCGGTGATGTTGCCGCCGTCCGCGAACTCTTGTTCGTCGGAGAGGTTCACGCCAGCGGTCCAGCCTTCGCTATTGCCGATCGCGCTCCATTTGATCGCCATGCCCGACGAGCCAAGCGCGCCGAGAAAGACGAACTCACCATAGGTCGCGATGAACTTTGCCGTTCCCGGAGAGCCGGCCAGATCGGCAAACTGCGTCGCCGCCGAACTTGCGTCGATGTACTGGATCGGGTCCAGAAAGTTCGTCGCCAGAACGCGGTCCCCGAATGTCGTGAAGCGCCAGCGCGTCGTGGTCGTTGCCGTCGTGTAGCCGCCAACTTTGCTGCGGTCGGTCCAGCCCGCCGCTTCCAGCTCATAGAGCTTGGTCGCATCGCCTGCGTACATGTGCGCCGCGTTGTCGATGTCGCGCACCGCCGCAATGCCCCGGCAGCGCGCCGTCATCGCGTCAGTGACGACGTTCAGCCCCTTCAGCGGACGATAGCTATTCAGCCCCGGCAAGCAGCCCTGTGCGTCGCGGAGGTGCGCGACCGGGTTCATGCTGTCGAGGTCGGGCAACCAATCGCCAAAATCACGCGCCGGCATCACTCAATCCCAGCAAATGGCGAACGCACCGACGCCTCTGGATCGAACAAGGCAAACACGCGCCCAGGATCGCCGGCGCCAAAGCCGCCGTAAGCCTCAGCGCCGCCGCCGTAGCCGCTGTCGCGAATGCCTTTAAATGTTACCCCCTGATACCCCATCGCCTCCGCTGCCGCTGCGATCTCGTGTGTGCTCACCGTTTGCGTCGTGCGCGGGAATGCGCGCCGCAACTGCTGCGGCAGAGCGCTCACCGGAATGGATCTGAACATGGTTCCCGGAGGCGCTTCGATGTGCAGCAAGCGCATGGACGCTTCGTCCACCATGCCGGGCATCACGTAAGCGCCATCCGCCGCCGCTGGCGCGTAAGACGATGCGACCTCAGGGCTCGAACTCCACCACCTGTCGCCCAAAGCGCTGCGTCTCTCAGCATCCGGCACAACACCGCGATAGACGCGCGTCAGCAGTCCGCCTGATCTACCTTGCCCCGCACTCCGAGCCGAACGCCGAGCTAAGCTACTCAGCAGCCCCACTTGCCGCCTTCTGCCGCGCCTGCGCTTCTGCTCTGTCGCGTGCGTCCTGTTCGCCCTTGGAGAATACGCGCGCCGTCCCTTCGTGTGCGCCGATACGGCACACGATGAGCTTGCCGCGCTCGTCGGTGCGTTCTTCAAACACTGGATCGGCCATTACATCGCCGGCCGTACTTTGCGGGTCGCTGAGCGGCGCATGTGCTCGCGGTCCAGCGCCTCGATCGCCGCGCCAATGGCCGGCGCACATGCCATGGCGCCCGCATCGTCGCGCAGATAGTCCCGCAGCACCGTCATCCGCGCCCAATGGCGAATAAGAAGCTCGCCCGTCGTCATCCAGTCGTTCGTGTCGGCGCTGGCGCTGAGCGTTGCTTCCTCAAACAACCCGCTCCATGTCAGCGTGTAAATCTGATCTGGTGTAGGATAGAGCCGCACGCGCGCGCCATACCGCATATATTTGTACGGCTCACCCTCGCTCGGGTTGCCGTCATAAAGCGACTCCATGTCAGCAAAGCTGATCGGGTCCAGTTCGTTCAGCTGCCCGTTCACCGTGACGCGCAGGCTGTCAAGTTGGATGAGGCCGCTATATTCCGAAACGTAGCTGTTGCTTGCCGTAGTCGAACTCGTAAGCGCCGCGCTGGTTGGCCCCTGCAAAAACCACCAATTGCGCGCCTTGTGCTGGCGGATGGCGTCGTTGATATGCGAGCCAATCACGCCAGGCGAAGACGATGAGCCGAGGTCGCTGCGCTCCAGTTCCGCAGCGATGCGGTCGATCATCGTTCCGTAAGTGCTCATTTAAGGCTCATCTTGCCTTTGATGCGCTTGGGCTTCGGAGGCGGTTGTGACACCGCCTCCTTCACCTCTTTCTGCGCTTGCGTCTGCGCCGCCACGATGCCGCGACGACGGCCAGGTGCGAGCGCGTTCATCACTGATCGTTGTCCGGGATGTAGGCGATGAACACTTCCGCCGCGCCGGTCGTCGCCGCCGTGCCGGTCAACCCGAGGGTTGCCGTCACAGTCGTTTCAGACGTGCAGTAGAACGTGCCGACCGCCTCATCGAGCGGAACGAACGTGGCCGTGGTCAGCGACAAGTCGGTGCCGAACAGATCGTCATCGGCGCCTGTGCCGATGTCGAGATAGTTGTTCGTACCCGCGTTGAACACGGTCGTGATGTGAACGCCGCTCAGAGCCTTGAGGATCAACGACCCCGCCGGAATCTTCACGATCGTCTTCACCACGCCGTTGTCGCCATAGACGATACCGACGCGGCCATAGTGGATTTGCTGCGTATGGAGCAGCCGTGCTGGTTGTGCCATTTTCAGCCCTCCTTAAGCAGCGTCAGCGGCGTAAGACGAAATAACGATCGTCCCGAAGTCGCTTGAGTTGAAACGAAGCTTCTTGATGCCGAAGATGTTGAGCGCGTTAACGCCGAGCTGACGCCCGTAGTCGAACGTCTCTTCCTGCACCTTCCACTCTTCCGGCCCGTAGCCTTGGCCGAAGCAAAGGCCGAGCGCCTGCGCGCCGCAGAAGATCGCACGGCGAACCGTGGTCACTGCCGCGCCAGTCAAAGAGTGAACGCCGTTCGGAACGCGCGTGCTCTCAACGAGGAGCGTCTTGTTGTAAACGCCGAGGCCGCCCTTGAAGAACATCGAGTCTTCGCCCTTGCCGCCTTGCAACATCGCCTTTTGCAGATCGGCCCAGTTCAGGGTCGTCGTGCTCGTGCGAAGCTGCGTGGTTTGCGTCGGGTGAACGAAGCAGACGTATTCGGCGCCGCCCGGCAAGCCGCTGATCGGACGGATCGGAACCAAGCCCGTCGAGCCGCCCGTTTGGGCAAGCTCAACCGCCTTGTCGATCATCGTCAGCGTCATTTCATCGCCGGTCGAGTCCAGCGCTTCGTCCGTTGACGTGCCGGCCTCTGTCCAAAGCTGACGGCCAGACGACGGCGCAACGATGGTGTTGCCGCCATTGTACTGAGCGCCAGACGTGCCGAGCGAGTTGGCCGGCGTGTAGCCCGCCAAGTGCGCAAAGCCGATATAATCCATGCGCGCCGCCCACCAGTCGGCGAGCGCGTCGTTCATTTCTCGGCCAAGCTTGAAGGGCACACGTTGCTGCGTGATCTTCACCTGCGAGCGGGTCGCGTGTGAGAGTTCAGTCAGCGACACGTTGTCCGTGTACGTGCTGATCGCTTCTTCGTTGCCCTCTTGGGTTTGGTTTTCAGTCACACCGTCGCCGGTGAGCTGCATGCGGAGGGTCACAGTGACCCGATCGCCGGCGCCCTTTTGGGTGTCGGATTCGATCATGCCGAGAGCGGATGACGAGTCTTTCCAGTACGGAGCCAAGACCGTGCGCTTCAATGCTTCGCGCGCGAGTCGCTTGGACCACAACTTGACGACTTCGGAATCGCCCGCGGCGTACGTTTTCGTCGCCATTGGGTTTAATCCTGATTGTGTTGGGGAAGTCGCGGTGCGGCGCTAGCCAAGCCCCTTCACGGGCGCTCGCTCTTGGTCACATTCACCGGCGCGGCTCTGACGTGGCCGCTCATCACGAAGGCTGGTTTAACGCCTCAGCAGGCGAGGCCGGTTTTACGTCCCGGCAGACGATACGAACGAAGCCCGCGCGCTCAGCGGCCGCGGATAGCGTCGCTCAGATACTTTTCCATCGCGCTATCAAAGGCAGCGCCCTCAAGGCTCGCGATCTGTTTCAGGTTCGTGCCGCTCTTGGCCGCTGCGCCGCCGCCCGAGAGCGTCTTAGAACTCGCTTGGCCCGCCTGCATCGCCGCCAGCGTCTCTGCCGCGGCCTTCGCGCCCGTTCCCTTCGGCTGATAGCCCATGCGCTTTGCCATCGCATAAGCCCACTCGGCCGGGTTCTTGTTGGCCTGCAACGCCTGTTGCGCCACGCTCACGGACCACGCCGCAACCTGCTGCTCAGCCACGTGCGGCGGATAGCCGGCCTCGGCCAGAAGCGCGCGCTGCGTGTCCAGCAGGTAATCGGTCGCGTCATCGTAATCGGGGTTCTGCGCTTTGAACTCGCCTTCGTAGTCTTCGACCGATTGGGCGACATACTGGAATTGCTGCTCCTGATGCGCCTGCTGGGCGATCTGCGCCTGGCGCTGCTGCTCGGCCGCATGGAGCTGCTGGAGCATGTTCTGCTGCTGAACAAGCCGCTGGCGCGCTTGCTCGGGGCTTTCGTACGGGTCCGGCGGCGGCGTCTGAAGCTGCTGGGCTAGCGTCTGTTGCTGCCACGCTTGGATGCGCTGCTCCATCGCAGAAATGTTCTGCTCATAGAGCCGCGCGCGCTGGGCTTCCTGCCGGCGCTGCTCGCGCTCAGCGCGGAGCGCCTTCTGGATGTTCTCGTACGTCTCTTTGGTCGGCGGCTTCCACTCTTCAGTCGCCGGCTCGCCTTCTTTGGCTTTGACGGGCGATGCGTCGTCGGTTTCGGGCTTCGGATTGCCGGGGCCATAATCGCCGTCGTCGGTCTTTTCTTCCGTCAGCGGCGCGGCGTCTTCCAGCGCGCTCAGTTCTGCTTCCAAATCGTCAGCCATTGCCTATTTTGCCTATGCTGCGAGGAGCAGAAGCTCCTCCTCTTCTTCGTCCTGCTGCGCATCAATAAGAGCCAGCATCGTGTTTATTTGCTGAGCCATCGCCACCAGCGCCGCTAACCGCGCCGCGCCTTCGTGATCGAATGGCTGCCTAAATCCGTGCTCATTGGCGCCGTCGCGAATGGCCTTAGCCAAAGTTCGCTTCGGCGGCCCCGACGCTAAGGCGATCTCTTCAACCTTGATCGCCGCAACAGTCTGGTCGCGTAAAAGCTCGAGCTCGCGCTCTTGCTCCCACAGCGGACGCGATCGACGCGGCCAGCGCCTGCGCCCTCGCAACGTGCCGCCAAGTTCTTCTTGGTCAAGCGTGCCGGTGAAGCTCGCCGTTCCAGCGAAGCTACCAGACAACGCGCCAATAATTGCGCCGCCGCTCTCGGGCTGGAAGTACGCGCCCCAGTAGTCGTCAAGCCAATACGGCGTGCCGAAATGCGAAGCACTCATGTCAGTTCGTACGTTATCGCTGTCCGGTTGCCGCTACTGTCAACCGTCGCAACAATCCGGTCCACGTCATCGGCAACCGCGTTCGCAAACGTGATTGTCGTCGTCCCCCCGCCAGACACCTTGCCGCCCGTCGCCGCCGCAATGAGCCGCAGCGCCTGGCGTAGTGTAAGGCCCGTTTCAATGTCTTCCTCGTCCAGCAAGTAGGACGAAAACCCAGCCGCCTCTAGCGTCACCGCTGGCGCGAAGCTGCCTGATAGCGAGCCCGTGCCGTAGCGCGTGGCCGTGAAGCTGGCAGATCCAGCAAACGCGCCGGCCATGAAGCCATCCGCCTTAACCGCACCCGTAAAGCTCGCCACGCCTGCAAACGAACCAGCAGCGTTAAGCGCCGCCGTGACGTTGCCCTCAAAGGCCGCCACGCCGGCAAACGACCCTGAGCCGCTGACCACCAGTTGCCCGGTGGCCGTGAAGTCCGCAAGGCCCGCAAACGATGCCGACAAGTTGCGGCCCGCTGCGATCGCGCCAGTCCACGCCGCCACGCCCTGCATCTCGTTTCGTGACGAGATCGCGCCGGGCTTCTGCGGCATGATCCATGTATATTTGTTGCTTCGTCCCGCTGGAACCGAAGCAAGTTCGGACGTGATGCCTTCGCCTGCGCTTAGGTTGCGCTTGCAGGCGATCTTATCCCAATTGCCGATCAGGGCGCTTGGGTAAGCGTTATTGCTGGCCGTCGCTCCGAAGATGCGAACCCCGGAGCTTGCATCCCTGAAGCCATTTTGAAGCAGGGCCAAGGCTAGCCCCCGTAAGCATAGTCGAAGTCCACCATGATCGTGCCGCCCGAGGTCGTCGCGCCCGTCTGGAACAGCAGGAACTGAATGTTGGCCCCGTCACGGATGCGCGGCAGCGACGGAAAGGCGTTGAGGAAGTCCACCTTCGTATAAAGGCCGGTCGCCGGAACCGGGATCGTCCAGAGCGGCTTGCACAAGCCGATGATGACCGTGCCCGAGGCGTGCGCCGTACCCGACCACACCAAGCTCACGATGTCTGAGACGCCCGTGTCGCCCGCCGCCAGCGGCAGGAATGGATTGTACTTATTCGCCGCCGTGCCGGTGTTGAGCAATTGCCCCACGCCGAGCGAAGCGGTCGAGGTAAACGTGGTCGTCGCACCCGCGCCGCCGCCCGTGTCCAGATAGTTGATAACACAGGTCGGCGCGTTCACGCCTAGCGCGGTGTCTGCCGCCACGAACAGGCGCAAGCCTTCGCCGTTGGCGTAGCGATCTCCCGTGCTGCTTGTGTTCGAGATCGCCGTCATGGTGACGGTCTTTGTGCCGGTCGTGCTGACGTTCGTACCTGAGAGCGGGACAAAGCCCACAAGGTCGATTGCCATCAAATACCAGGGCGCGCCAGCCGCCGCGACGCAGCAAGCGCCAGCGCCTAGGAAATGCTTGGTCGCCGTCGAGACGTTGCCGCCATGAGCAAGCACACCCTCTGACCATGTGTCGTCTGTCGCCACATAGGTCAGGTCCGTACCGGTGAACGTCGCCGCAGCCGGAAAGCCTGCGTGACCCGAAAGCAGCGTCCATGCGCCAGCCGTGCCGGCGCTCGCAAGCGTCTTGTTCGAGAAGACGTTGCCGTACTTCCCGTTTGTGGTGATCTGATTGATGAGGTCGTCTTGTGAGGTCCAGCCCATCGCTCAGTTCCACGTTGTTTCTAAGACGCCCGCCAGAATGGACGACGCCAGCGACCCGGCGTGTCCAGCGGCGAAAATGTCGAGCACCGCGCCGTCTTTGATCTGCTGCGGACGGTTGTTGATGATAGAGGCGAACTGATCGCACGCCCCGTAGCTGACCCCGCCGCTTGTGTCCCTGCGGCACTCTTGGGTCATGTATGCCGTTAAGAGCGGCTGCACGATCACAAGCGCCATAAGCCCACCGCCGCCCGCCGTGAATGTCACGCTCTCAATCGATTTGACGCCGCTATCGCCCGCTTGCAGGGCAAGGAATGGATGATAGCTCGTAGCCGAGCCCACGCTTGACGCCACCACTTGCCCGCCGCCTGCAACGGCGAAGGTGAAGTGGGTTTGGCTCGTGCGCCCCGCTACGCCGTCTTGGTTGGTGTAGCTGAAGGTAAACTGACCCGTGGTCGAAGCCGCTGACTGACCCACGGCAATGACTTGCCCGTAGTCATAACGCGGGATGGCGACATCGTTCACCATGTCCTGTTGCTCGCCCACCGCGTCGGTGTCCACGAACGGGTAGTAAAGCAGCAGATCGGCTAGGATGACTTGCTGGCGTCCATTGGCGGTCGAAGTCGTGCTGGACGCCGCGCTCATCATCTTCAAATCGCGCAGCCATTGCGTCGCAGGCGAAACACTCGGCACCGGAATGCCGCGCGTCGGGTCAACCTCCGCCGCTTCCAGCGGGCTCGACGCATAGAAGTTCGCAGCCGGCGCACCGGGAAAATAGCTGTAGTCCAGCCAAGCGCTCGTGGTCGTGGCCGTCGAAGAGATGGCCTTGCGGAAGCCGCTAACGTGGTATTGGCCCATATCTTCGGCGTCCGCGTATTCGCGGAGGTTCTTAAACCCCGCCATCAGTCTTCCGTGCCGTCCAGCTCGCCCGCCGCGAATTGCGGCTGGATGCCTGAGCTAATGGCAAGCGACGCCGAGAGCGCGCCCCTGTAGAGGATTTTTGACGTGCCAGACGACGACACCGTGATTGAGAAGTACGTCGCCGTCTCCGAGCCGCCCGTGCATTGCGGAAACTGAATAAGCGCCGCGTTCGTGACCGCGTTGCCCGTCACCGTCCAGCCCGCACCAGATCGCGCCACAGCCACACGCGCATAAGACGTGTAAGCGCATTCGCTCGTTGCCGCCGTGCCCGCTTCGCCGGGATCGGCAGTATGGAGAGCGACATAGAGCGACCCCGCCGTTGACGACCCACGCAAGCCCGTCGCATCGCCAATAAGCGCCGCGTCCGTGTTGTTGAAGATCAGCAGAAGCAGATCGTTCTCGAAAGTGTTGCCCTTGCTCATTCGATCCCCATTGCGCGGCCATCTTCACCGCGAATAACCTTTTTCGGACGGCTCAAAGCCTCCGCTAACGCCTGCAAGCCCATGCCTACAGCGTCGCTCGATCTGTCTTTGCCGTTGCGTTCTTTCTCGGCCCCGTCGCTGGCGGCAGCGTGATCGGCAGAGCGCATGGCCGAATCGTGCGCCATCTTCTCGCGCTCCATCTCGGCCTTGATGCCCAGTTCTGCCTCTTTCAACGCCAGCTCGCGCTGCTTGATGCGAAGCTCTAGGCCCTTAATCTCCGCGTCCACCGCGATCTTGCGCGCGTCCATCTCAAGCTTCAGCTTGTCGTTCTGCTCGCGCATTGCCGTCTCTTGCGCCCGCAGCACCGCTTCACGCTCACTGTTCATGTGGTCGAGTTGGGTCTTTTGCATCTCCAGCTTGACCCACTCGTTTTCCATCTGAAGCTTCTGCATCTCGCCTTGAATCTTCGCCATGTCGGCTTGCGCCTGCGCTGCCGCCGTCTGCGCCTCAATCTGCTCCTTGCTCGGCCCGGCGTTCTGTTGCGCCTGCTGCATGATCTGCTGTATTTCCATGACCAGCGATGCCGGCATGGGGCTGTATTCCATCATCTTCAGCCAAATCTGCGGAGGCAGGCCAAGCTTCGCCAGCGTCGGCGCAAAGCTCGTCAGGAACAGGAACGTGCGCTCCTTCTGGTTCGGCCCTGCCGGCGCTTCGTCAACGATCACATCGTACTTGATCGTCTCGGGCTGCTTGGCGAGTTGGGCATACCTGATATCGCCGTTGCGGCCCTGAATACGGATCAGGCGCCCGTCGCTCATGTACTTCGTGATGAGCTTTAGAAGCAGACGCCCCTGTATTCTGCGATAGCGCCGCAAGCTGTTGAAGAAGCCCGCTAGCACGCCATACGCAGCCTGCTTACGCTGCCAGTCCACCACGCCCGCCTGCTCGCGGTCGATAATGCCCAGCATCTCATTGTTGACGCCAGAGACGCCCGGCACCAGTTCCATCGTCAGGCCCAGCATCTTGTCGATCGCGCTTGGGTACTGACCCACTGGCTTGGGAATAATCTTGTTGCCCGACACGGCGCCCGGCTGAGCAAACACAATCGTGTCCGCCGCGGCCCAGTCCTGCTTTGCCTGCTCGGGGTCCTCAAACGCACTCGACTCAGCGACAAGGCCGCCCTTGGCCGTGGTGTCGATGATCCGCTGCAGTTGCGTGACTTGCTTGTTGAGCAAACGCTGCGGGTCACGCATGGCGCGCACCACGCCGTACCAGATGCCCTTGTTGCGATCGAGCTTACCGGTCACGCACTCCAGCGTGAACGCCTCTTCCGGCAGCTTCTCCGGCCCATCAATGATCTCGTCTGCGATGCGATACGCGCGATAATAGCAGCGGCCCTTAAACGGCTGACCAGGCGGCAAGCCAGCCGCAGCCAGCATGTCAGCTGCTTGCGCGTACTTGTCCGCCGGCCAATCCACCAGCTGCTGCGTGCCCGGGTCCATGAAGCGCACCCGGTCTTCCAGCTCATACCACTGGTATTCCGTGACCTCGATCTCGTCCTTGCGCAGATCGGGCTCGCCCTTGCCGTTGTAGGCGGCTTCGGGATCAGCGTCGTGGCGCTCTCTGGGGCCATCGCGATCACGACCAGTGCCGTAAGCTTCCGGGTCTATGCCCCAGCGCTCCGCCGCCTCGTCCTTGCTGAAGCGCTTCTTGCGCCGCTTGTAGCGTGCATCGGCAAGGTTCGGGCGCCGTGCACTCGGGTCCCAAGCCATCTCCAGCGGGTCAACGCGCTCTGTGACCGGCACCCCGTCCGGGTCCGTGTCATAGCTCATCCGCGTTTCGGTCCAGCCCATGCCGCAGATGATCGCGTCTCTGAACGCCTCGCTCTCTTCGTCGCCAGCGTCGCACTCGTCGCGGCTCCACTCGGCCGCCGCGGTCAGGACCTCATTGGCCTGCGCCGCTTCGTTCGTCGCTTGGCGCGGGTAGTAACGCACCTCTTGGCGGTTCGTGATCTCCGAGCCGCAAATGGCGCTGACGGTCGGGTCGATCTTGTTCAGGATCGCATAGAGCACACCCGCGTCTTCTGCGGTGCGCTTATCGTCTTCGGCGACCTGATCGCCGGCCACCATCGCAAAGCAATCGCGGGCCTCGTCGCGCCAGTCACTTTGCGAGCTCGATTGGATCGCCTTGTCCCAGGCGTTAAACTTGCGGATCAGCGCGTCAGACATCGAACCATTCGTGGCGAATCGCCCGAACCGCCGCTACCTGCGTCAGCTCATAGACGATGGCCGACGCGCTGCCGGTGCTTAGTTCAGCTTCGGCGCGCTGCTTTGCCTGCTCCAGCGTAGTGTGGAACGAAGGCTTGCCCTTGGACGGATAGCAGACAAAACGCTCATCCGGCCCCTTGATCTCATCAGATGACACTGGTCGCGCTCCGCTTTGGCGCCGGCTTGTTGCTGCCCGTTGTCAGCTTGGGCTCGCCATAATCGCACATCATCAGGCCGAAGGCGTCCGCGTCGTGGCTGTAGTCATGGTTCGGACCGCGATCCGCGCCCGTCTCTTCACTGATCTTTGGCGCATAGAGGCCCAACATAATCCTTCCGTCTTCGGTTGTGTCTGCGTTGAAGATGACCCGGCCAAAGTGCCGACGCGTCTGCTCAATCCGATACATCGCAGCGCCCGCGCCCTGATTCGGGATGACGCGCACATTGTTGAATTTCGCGTTTCGCCACGCGTCTTCCCATGTTTCCGCAGGCCCGCCCTCGTTGGCGCCGTCGTGCGGCAGAACGATATGCGCCTGGTCGTACCCACGCTCACGCAGCCAATGCACGTGAGCCGATAACGGCTGCCCCTGCGCGTTGTAGTGATCAAGCACCCTAATCTCGCGCGCCACGCGCTGAGTGATCCACATCACGTAATTGTCGGCCCTCGCGCCTTTGCCGCCAATGTCGTGATGCGAGTAAATGGGCAGCAGCGGATCTCTGAACACCCGCGTAATGCGCCCCTCTTGCTTGGCTTGCAGCAAGTTGAACGCGTAGTAGGCGCCCGTCGCCGCTGTCGCGAAAGCGCCCTCCCAAATGTGCTCGTACTGCTCTGGCCGATCGCGCTTGTCCCGTTGGCGCTCAGCCTCAAGCACTGCCGGGAACCATGGATTGTCCCGCCAATTGAGCTCGATGATCTTCACGTCTGCGTCCTTGGCGTCGCCGAAGCGCTTGTTCGTCGCGCTGGACTTCAGCCGCGGATTCCACGTCAGCCAAATCTCTGAGCCCTCTTCCCGAACCGTCGGGATAAGGACCACCCACGCCGCCTCGCTTACGTCTTCAGCCTCATCAATCCAGCACAACAGAATGCGCGCCTTGGACTTGATGCTGCTGAGGTTGCGAGCCAAGCCGACGAACAGATATTCAACCCGCCGGCACTTGGTGCGTATGAACGTCTCGCCGATCTCGTAAACGCTGCTCAGCCACGGATCGCTGCGAATGGCTGCAGCGACTTCCGAGAACGAGCTGTCGGCCAGCGAGTTCATAAACTGACGGCCGCACAGGATAACGCCTTCCCTGCCCTCAGCCGCAGCCTTGGCGCCGATCACAGCGCTCATCTTTGCGAAGCTGCGCGTCTTGGCTGACCCGCGCCCGCCCTTTGCGCCACGAAAGCGCGCCTTGCCCTCGAATACCGGGACTAGCTTGTCCGGTAGCTCAATCTCGTGCGTCTGATCGTACGCCACGGAGAACGATTTCGTTGATCACTTCGATTGGACCGCCATCGCCATCGCCATCGATCGGCTGCGTTGGCTTCCCGTATGCACGATCCAGGATCGAATCCAGCGCGCCCTTGCGTACCGCTTCCGCCTCAGCCGGATCGGCGCCAGCGACAAGGCCCGCCATCTTGGCTAGCTCCGTTATCGCCTTGGGGCCGTACTTGCGTGCAAGCTGGCGATCCTCGCGCTGCACCTTGTTCGGCGTGCCCGCTTGGCGCCCGCCTGTCTTTCGTCCCTTTGCCATCTAGGTAGGTCTACTTTTAGAACCTAGTTACTTGCCGTTCCCGGCTCTCTCGCCCCGCGCTCATACGGCGCGTCCTGGTACGTGTCCGTAATGGCCGGTACGCTTGCTTGCGGCACGCGGCCTATAGCGACACGCATGCTCATGACGTAGTTGTAACCCAATAGCGCGAGGCACCCGATGCCTACGGCTATGAGCATGCCCAGGAACACGCCTTGGAGCACGCCGTCTCTGTGCGCACCCTTGCCTATGAGCTTGGTGTGGCGGTCGAGTTCGCGCTCTTGGGCTTCGTGGATGCCGGCGATGCGATGGGCGTTGGCCAGATCGGCCTTCTCGATGTGAGCGCGGTACTCAGCCTCAAGCTTCTTGCGTGCTTCACGTGCGCCAGCGGCTTTAGCGCCCCGTAGGCGGGCATCGATCTTGGCCTTGCCTGGCAGCGCTGCGACCTCTTCGGCGGTCAGAACGCGGTCGTCTGGCGCGAGGTAGAGCACGTCAGCGCTCACGGCCACATCCCGCCAATCACAGTGATGGCCGCGCCAACGCAGAACACGCAAAAGCCCAGGACCAGCGATATGAAAATCGCAGCAGGCTTGCTCAGTTGCGGCTTGTCGCTCATGCGAGGTCCACGGCGAGCATGATCAACAGAGCGCCAACCAGCAGGCCGGCGACCAAATGAGTAACCCACAGGATCGCTTCGGCGAGGCTGTTCACGGATTCTGTGCCTCTTCCAGCGCACGGCTGATACCGTTGGTGTAGAGCGAGCTGGCGAAGACGTTGGTCGCCGAAATGCCGTCATCGCCCAGGTCCAGCGGCTCGCCCTTGGCTAAGATCGCCAGCTTCGTTTCCTCGGCCAATTCGGCGCGCTCTTGGATCAGGCGCGCCACGTTGGCCTCGGCTCTCTCGACTGCCTGCCGGGCGAGGGCCGCCGCGTGCTCTTTGGCTTCCAGATCGGCCGCACAGACGGAGTGAAGCTCCCGCGCCGCCTTGAGCTCTCCCGACAGGCTGCCGGCTCGTTCGGTGCATTGGTTCAGCGTGAGGGTCACCGTGCGCGCCCCTTGGCCTTCTTCGGAGCAGCCTTGGTGACGGCCTTCGCTTTCGCGGCCTTCTTTGCTTTCTTCGCCATGTGCTTGCTCCTTTGGTTGAACGGTCAGCGTCAGCGGCTCCGGGCGGGAAGCAACACGACCCAAGACGCGGACCCGTGTCTTGCTGGCGCTGATGGGGTACTGGCGGGCGACAATCCGGCAGGGGCCGGCTGCGATCTTGGGGGCTTGATGAGGAGCCGCCCGCCAGAATGCAAAAGCGC